ATGGGAAGCAGGCGAAGGATAACAAAGGATCTGATGAAAGCCAAGGGCGTGCAGACGAAGCACAAAGAGACGCGATACGATGAGCGGGGACGGCCCTACTCGGTGCTGGTCAGCTCGATCGCCTCGACGGGACTGCGGGTGAAGGAGGCTTGATGGAGGTTCTGTTTTTGCTGATAATCATCGCGATGCTGTGCTGGTGCGACGATGACGAAAATGAATTGAATGTACACGATTTCGAGGACGAAGATGACGACGGTTAAGAATAATAGGACGGGGGCGGAAAGGCTCAACGATCTGGTCGAGCGGGCCCAGCAGTACGGTCTGACCGGTCAGTTCGGAGCCGAGCAGTACAGGAGGATCATCGACAGCGGTCTTGACGAGTACCCCAAGAATGTGCCGTACTTCGAGACGGTCGGCTGGCACGACAGCGGCAAGAGCATGTTCATCGCGAACGAGAGGCTGCGGCGGATCGCGCAGAACCTGATCGACTGCGTGCCCGAGCACCGGCACCTGCAGGAGGCAAAAATACTTTTGCTGGTACGAAGCGACGACGGCATCCGCCGAAAGCTCGAGGGCGGCAAGAAAGCGGTGCTGGGCAAGGGCGTGGAGGCACGCGAGGTGGATTTTGTCGTCTGGATATCCGGCGACTGGCTCGACCGGCTGGGCGTTACCAAAGAGCGGGGCTGTGAGGCGGAATTTGACGGGGCCGGTTTGCTGGGCGGCTGGGAGCCGATGCAGAGGACGGCGGCGCTGATCGATCACGAGCTGCTGCACTGCGGGGCAAAAATACTCGGCGAGTTCGTTAGGCGGAAGGATCTCGAGAAGAAGGTGGAAAGGCTGGGCGCAGCGTTTATCGAGGTCTGCGAGGACATCGTCTGCGAGGCGACCGACTCGGTGCTGGTGCGTTTTTACGATGTCGACGGCGGATTTAAATTTTGCATGCGAAAACATGACGTCGAGGAGTTTCACGGTGTGGCCTGCCGGCACGGGAGCTGGAACCGCCAGCTCGGCCGGCTGGTAGATGCGATCGTGCACCCGGATCCGCAAAAAGAGCTGCCGTTGGGCGATGGGGGTGAGGCGTGAGCGGGTTTGAGATGGTCGGCGGCGAGCTGGGCTACTTTGTGAAACGCTGCGGCGTGGACGGCTACCAGATACCGGTGTTTTTCGTGGTCAGGGGCGAGGAACTAGCCGCCAGGATATTCTGGCACCCGGCGGCGGGCGATTACGCACTGACCACCAAAGAAGACATGTCAATGACGCGTGAGACGCTGGCGCGGTGCCTGGAGATCATGAACACGCAGTCGCTGCGGATCATGCGGCGGAAGTCTGAACGGCTGCAGAAGAATTATCTGTTAAAAAGGCAAAGCGAAAAGGCAAAGCGAAGGGATAAAGATGGCGAGTGAAAATGATATGAAAAATGGAAATGGAAAAATGACAAGCAGGACGACGGAGCTGGAAGTCAAGAGCATTATCGTGCCGGACGGCAACAACAACCGGCAGCGGTTTGATAACCAAAAGCTGTTTGAGCTGGGCGAGAGTTTCAAGGAGAATTCGCAGCTTCAGCCGATCATCGTCAACCGCGTCAACGATCACAACTATTTGATCGCGGGCGAGCGGCGGCTGCGGGCGGCCAGGGCCGCGGGGCTGGCGTTCGTGGAGGCGAAGGTCTTTGAGGATCTCGACGAGCTGACGGTGCTGCGGATGCACATCGCGGAGAACCGCGACCGCGAGCAATTGAATGTGCTCGAAGAGGCACGCGGGATGCAGCGGCTGGCCGATCACGGCTGGGAGGTGAAAAAGATCGCAGAGGAATACCACGTCACCGACAGCACGGTTCGCAAGCGTTTGAATCTGTTAAAACTGCCGGACGATGTGCAGGAGATGATCGTGCGCGATGAGAATCCACTGCCCACGCATCAGGCGCTTTGTCTGGTCGGGCTCAGCGAATCCGAGGCTCGTCAACTGGCCCGCAGGGCAGCGCCGTTTCTGGGGCCGGTGGCCGGCGAAGCCGAGGTGCGAGGCTGGGTCAACGAGCTCAAGGAGGCGAAGGCGGGCCCGAAACTGGTGGACGACCCCCCCGCCCCGCCCAAGACGGTTACGGACGAGGAGCTGGGCAGTGAAGATGAAATAACCCGCGAGAACGTCGGGGCTGGCTCGCCGGTGAACGCTCCGGCGACCGGTGATGACTTCAAGAGCAAGCTGGGTTCTCGGTGGATCCCCAAAACGGGCAGGCATGCCGGGCATGTGGGAGTTTGTATTGGAGAATCTTCTGGACCGGGGGAACCAACTCAGGCATGTTTGGAATTCGCCGACGGCAGCGTAGAGTATTTCACGCGTGATTTGATCGATCCAACGACAAGATGGGAGGCGGCTCCGGAACGCAAGCCGCAGCATCCGAAAGAACCGAACGCGGGAGCGAAGGAGGATTTTCGCGGCACAAAATGGCTGAACCTTTGCGATGCGAATTACCAGAACAAGATAGGCACTTTCTACGGCACGTTCGACCCGAAGGATGCCGAGAGCAAGGTGTGGCTGGAGATCGACGGCGTAAGACGCAACGGCGGCTACTTCTGGCCGGGCGATCTGTGGCGGGTTTATGAGACGAGCGAGGAGCACAACCCCCGCCCCGGTTCGCTGTGGCGGGTGACGGTCGGGACTTACAACGGGCGGATCGGCAAGCACAAGGGCTGGAACGCAAAAAGGGACATCCTCGGCGACGATGACGACGAGCGTTGGTGCCTGCAGTTCGCGGACGGCGAGGCGGACTACTTCAGGCCGGACGATCTTGTCATGGCCAGCGAGGCGGAGGCCAAGCCGCAGTGGTCGGTCGCAGACGGCGATGCGATCGCGGACGGACTGACGCCGGTCAAGGTGCAGGTGACGATTCACGGCACGCTGGAGATCGACGAGAACGGCCAGCCGGTGATCTGCCAAAGCGAGGCACAGGTGCGGTCGACACCCGACGGCAAGACAGCGCTGAGCAGCGGAATCAGTTGCGAGAATTTGTGGCTGGACGACTGCACCGGACACGCGGCGGAGAAGCTGATACGCCATCTGACCATCGCACAGTCACAGTTGGACAAGGGGGAAAATGAAAAGTGATCTATCGTTTTGAAAAGGTCGACGGCGGGGTCTGCATCGATTCGCCGATGAGCTGCCCGTTTCGCACGATGGAAAGTGCAGAGGGATTTTGCCGTCTGGAAAGCCGCCTCGTGCGCGGCAAAGAGATAAAAAAGTTGTGTCCCGATCATGAAAACTTTCCGCCCCTTTGCCCGTTGCTGATGGGTGTGACACTGGCGGCGAAAGCGAGAAAGGTGGAGTGAGCTTTAATATGAGAGACGGCGATATTAAAAAGTATGAGCGGCGGGTGGTGTTCGGTTCCGGCGAGTTGTTCGGTGTCTGGCGGATCGATCTCAACGACCAGGGTGCGCCCGATAAACAGGAGGCACAGCGGATCGAGCAGCTCACCGGCGAGAGCACAGCCTGGAGGTGCGGCGACAGGATAATGACGCGAATCACGTGTCCGTATCGCTCGAACGCAAAGTGGTCCTCTCGCGAGAGCTGCAGTACGAGCTGTGCGTTTTTCCACGTCGAGCAGTGCGGAGTCGGTACGAAAGCGGCAAAGTGCGGTGATCATGTGATCGGGTTTATCGATGATGAGGACGGTACGGCATGATGGAGCTTTCGAAAGTAATTAGTTAAAAGGTCTAAGAGGGATCGATGGCTGGGAAAAAGGCTACAGGGAAAAGATCGGGCACGAAGACAGCGGCCAAGAAAAACGGCGGCGCGGCAAAGGCGTCGGCGAAGGCGAAGACCGCGAAGCCGAAGACGAAAAAGCGGTCTGGGCGGCGGTCTCGTATTAAAAAGGTGTGGCGGGTGTACCGGTTCGGCCCGCGGTACGAGCTGGCCGACGATATACGGATATGCCGGGAGTCGCCGCTGAAATTCACCAAGGACTTTGTGGGAAGCGGCACCGACGATGAGAGCGTGGGATACGCACAGCAGATGGTGATGCTCAAGAACCTGCCCAACTGGCTGACGCTGCGGGGGGCGTTCGCGGAACTGAAGAATATCGCGGCGAATCAGAGCAGGCTGTATCGGGGGTATTTGCTGTTTCAGTTCGAACCGGCTCAGCCGCGGCACATCGCGATGATGCTGGGCATCGACGAGGAGCGGGCGAAGGTGATATTGGAGGCGCTGGAAAGCGTGGGGCTGCTGGAGAAGGTGGCGATGCCGGAGTTTGTCGAGGACGATGAGGGCGATCCGCCGCCCGGAGGGGATGACGGCGATGGTGGGGATAGAAGAGGCGGCAAGGGTAAGGGAACGAAAAAGGGTACCGCTGACCGTGGGAAAAACAGCGGAACGATGCAGGACGGCGCTGCTAGTGGGAATCACAGCCGAACGAACGCAGGAACGAGAGAACCGCTAAAAGACGGGCAGGACACAATCGGCACGTCAGCGGGCGTGCAGGACAAGAGCGACGATCTTCGGTCGCAGGGTACCATTGCCCAACACAATGGAACGTCAGCGGAATCAAATGAAGCGGAATTAAAAAACGTAAACGAAACTGAAAAATCCTTAACCTCGTTAGGGGGGTGCGCATCCGAACGATCGGCGAGGACAGAGCCCGGGGCCGATGGGCCGCTGAATGCGGGCGCATCCGCTGAAAACGGCGATTTGGGGGGTGATTTCCGAACGCGGGGTCGGGGCACTGAATTCCGGAGTGTTCCCGAACAGCCCGGAACGCTCGGGAACGCTCGGGAAAATCCTTTGGAAGGGGAAGGGGAATGTAAAACCTCGGCCTTCGGCCTCGGCAGGGAAGAGAAAGGGGAAAAAGAAACGGCTGCGGCTGCGCCTCCGCCGGAAGTGCAAGCCGAAGTGAAAGGAAAAGCCGAACAGCGGGCTGCGGCTGCGCCTGTGCCCGCTGGGAAAGCCGAAATGCCAGCCGAGGGGAAAGTGCAAGCGGAGGCAGAACGGACGCTGAGCGGACGCACAGGGGCGGTGAAAGGGGAACGACAGGAGCCGAAGGGGATGGGGGAATACACAGATGAACGCGGCGAGGTGAACGCTGGCGGGCAGCGGGGAACGGACGAGAGCCCCTGCACTACCCCGGCCGCCACCCCGCCGATTGAGCCGAATGAGCCGACCAGAGCCGACGTTTCTGGGGCGTTACCGTCTGAGGGCGGGCGTCCCGGGGCGTCGCATGATCGGGGTGATGAGGATGAGGAAGCGAGGCTGCGGATGTGCGGGGCGAGGATCGGGATGCGGGGGCGGTACGGCCGGGAGGCGCTGGAGTTTGCGGGCGAGATATATGAGCTGCTGAGTTTGCCGTATGACCCGAGGAGCGAGACGGGCAAGCGTGAGCTGGGGGCGTTCGCCGCGGCGTGGCAGAGGGCGACGCTGGCGGGCCTGGGCGAGGTGGAGCTGGGCAAGCTGCGCGACAAGAGCGTCAAGGAGGCGAAGAAGATCAGGCGTGTCGGGCGGAGTCGAAAGCCCGGCGCGGTGTGGCTGTCGGTGTTCGGCAAGCGGCTCAATGCGATGGTGGGCGGGGCGAGAGCGGCCGCGGGATGATGCGGAAATGATGTAAGGTGTTGTAAATGCAGGAGTTAGCATGTTTTTGATGACGTGTACAATCAGGCGGATGGCGGGCAGATGTGGCGGCGATGCGGCTGTAAGTCCTTGCCCTGCCGCGACTTACACAGCGGGTCCTTCCCAGCCTCAAGAGCGCGGGATGGTGTGCGGTGGCGCGCAAAAAGCGCTTAATAATTTTTTATTTATCACCTTACATACTGTGAATAAAGGACTTATGAAAATATCGGCTGTGTGAACGGCCGGGTCTGGATATATGGCGAAGCGTAAGAAGACAACTAAAAACAGCGATAACAAGCCGGAAACGCAGGTTTCAGGCAGGTCGGCGAAGCGGGGCAAAACCGCCGCCTCCGGCGGTGCGGGCAAGACGGCGTGCAAAGGCTCAAAGCGGACTCAGCGGGTTGTAAAGTCGGGACCGAAGAAGGCGGACGGCGGCAGGTCTGTCAAGTCGGCGGGCAGCTCGAAGTCGCAATCTTCTTCCGGCGGCGATCGCGGTGTTGTTGTCGCTGAACAAGTTGCGGACATATCGTCAGCCGGTGCGGGTGACCATTTGCGCGGCGGTACGAAAAAGGCAGCGGGCAAGTCTTCCAGGAGCGGCAAAGCGGCAGCCGCGAAACCTGCAAGCAAGTCCGGATCCAAAACAAAGGCGTCGAAGCGAAAAGGCAAGTCCGGATCATCCGCCGCCCCTGCGAAAGCCTCCACCAGGGGCAAGTCAAAGAAGTCCGTCAAGAAAAAGGTCAGCAAGAAAAAGCTGCCGGTGGCTGTTGCGGTTATACGCGATCTGGCTTTTCACTCGGACAGCTTTACCGACGCTGCGAGCAAGTTTGTCGAGCTGGCCGCCAAGCGGAGGTGCAAGCGTGATCTGCAGGCGATTCTGGATGAGCACCAGGACCTGCAGGACGCATGGCAGCGCGGGCGGCTGTTGAAAAACATCGGTGAGCTGGCGGCGACAGGGGTAAACATCGGCGAGGCGGAGCATCATCTGAAACTGGCGACCGGTGAGCTCAAGGCGATGATGGCCGAGCAGTCGGAGGTGGCGGATATCTGGAACCAGTCGCGGCTGAAGCTGACGATCGATCTCAAGCAGGCGGTTGTCGCCAACGCCTTGCAGGGCAAGGTCGGCGCGTTGAAACAGGTTGAGACGCTTTTGCGGCGAGAGATAGCCCGCCCCAGCGCGGACTTTCACAGCCTGTCGATCGCCGATATGTGCGAGATACTGGGCATCACCCGGCAGACGCTGCATGATTGGTACAAAGAGAGAGGCTGCCCGCGTAACAGCGACGGCAGTTATGATCTGTGCCAGTTTTTTGAGTGGTACGAAAGGCACATCATCGAGACCAGGGGCACGGCGGGTAAGTCCGCGGCTCCGAAGCTGGATCCGTTGAAAGCCGCAAAGGCCCAGAAAATGGAAAAGGAGCTGGCGGAGCTGGAGGGTCGGCTGCTCGATCGTCAGCAGGTGGTTATGGGTCTGATGGCCAGGCATCAAAAATTTGTCAACGAGAGCGGCCGAGGTCTGCACGATCTGGCGATGCGGTGCCATAAACGGGACAGCGAGGATATCTTAAAATTACTGAACGAGCACATGACGGATCTGCGGCAGAAGATGTGTGAGGTGCCCGCCGAGATGCGGCTGCCGAGCGATGCGGAAAACAAATTGATCGAGGTTATGAGCATGCTGGCACCGGCGGAAGGTGACGGCGGAAAGGGGCAAGTGTAATGGGTTTAGATTTTAGTCATTGTGACGCAAGGTGGGGATATTTCAGTTTCGATGAATTTCGTAAACGACTTGCGACTCAAATTGGAATTGACTTGGACTCTATGGTTGGCCACGGCGGTACAAGGCCCTGGGAGGACGTGGATGATCCATTGAAGCCATTTCTGCATCATAGCGATTGCGACGGCGAATTGACAGTTGAGGAATGCAAGCAAGTTTATCCGAGACTGGAGCAGCTTTTGCAATCTTGGCCAGACGGTGATAATCCGTTTAGTCACAAGCGCAAAGGTATGGAGCTTGTCCGGGGCATGAAGCGTGCAATTGCACAAGGCGAACCGTTGGAGTTTCTTTAGGCAAATTTTAATTAAGGGGCAAGAGCAATGACTAAATCAAAGATCGAATGGACGGATCAGACGTGGAACCCGGTAGTCGGGTGCTCTAGGATTTCGGAGGGCTGCCAGAATTGCTACGCCGAGCGGATGGCCGGTCGGTTGGCAAACATGAACGTGCCGCAGTACAAACAGGTAGTGCTTTTTGAAGATATAGCAAATAGCCGGTTGTCGCCGGAAATCAAAGTAACCGGTTGGAACGGTGCTACGGCGTTTGTCGAGTCGGCCTTGCAAAAGCCCCTGCACTGGAAAAAGCCCAGAATGATATTTGTCTGCTCGATGGGTGATCTGTTTCATGAATCGGTTCCGTTTGAGTGGATCGACAAGGTGTTTGCGGTGATGGATCTGTGCCCGCAGCATACTTTTCAGGTACTGACTAAGCGGGCGGCGCGGATGCGGGAGTATTTTAAATCGGTAAAGGAGCTGCCAGTTGGGTCGCCCAGGGACATGGCAATATTTGACGGCTGGCGTGCTGTGTATGGTACTAAGCTGAATGAGCGGTTGTGGCCCCTGCCTAACGTCTGGCTGGGGGTTACTGCCGAGAACCAAACACGGGCGGATGAGCGGATCCCGGAATTGCTGCGATGCCCCGCCGTCGTGCGGTTTGTTTCGGTGGAACCGATGCTGGGAGCGGTTGTAATGCCCGAAGACGGGACGGCGTGTGAGTTCTGTGGACGTAATTATGAGTCGGTGACCGTCGACTGCGGTGACTGGTGTGAGGAGTTTTGCGCAAAGTGCCGCGATTATGACCCAGATGCCGTGAGCACGATTATTACCAATCACTTGGGTGACGGGCAATCGCATATAAACTGGGTTATCTGCGGAGGTGAGTCGGGGCCGGGGGCTCGTCCGTTGCATCCCAACTGGGTGCGGGGACTGCGTGACCAGTGCAGCGAGGCGGGCGTGCCGTTTTTGTTTAAGCAGTGGGGTGGGGCTAACAAGAAAAAAGCCGGGCGGCTGCTGGACGGTGTTTTGCATGATGAGTTTCCGGAGGTGAAGGTATGAACGAGAGTGAAAAGGATAAACTGTTTGATGAGGCTGTGCGGGTGGTGCGGGAGGCGGATCGGGGCAGCGTGTCATTGCTGCAGCGGCGGCTGGGGATCGGCTATGCACGAGCCGCCCGGCTGATAAATTCGCTGGAAGAAGCCGGCGTGATCGGTGCGTATCGAGTCGGCAAGGCGCGTGAGGTTTTGAAAGGGAAGATATGATTATGGATAAGACAATGAAAAGAAAGATTGAAGGGCTGGCGAGTATCGCCTGCGGACTTTTGCTGTGGGCGGTTTTCGGCTTGCTGGTCCTGTCGTGTCATCTGTGGTGGCAGGATGAGTGGACAAGTGAGGTTTACACTTCTGCGAAGTTCGGGCCGATGCTGTTTTTTGGCATCACCGGCATTATCCTGATCGTGGGATCCTTGGGGCTGGTTGCGTTCGGTGTGATCAGGTTTTTCGATGTCAAAGTTGATTGAGGTGAATTATGAAATGGTATTTAAAGTTGCTGGGCTCGACGCTGCTGTTTCTGGCGGGGTATGGAGTGTACGCATTGATATGCAAGTTTACTCCATGGCAATTCGATAATCAAAACGCTTATATCCTGGGCCTGATATTCACTTGCGGTCACTGGTATGAATGGAAAGGCGGCGAAGATGGCAGTTGAAAATTCTAAATTAAAATCAAAATCAAAATTAAAATCAAAATGTTTTCAGGCGGCGGAGGTTTTAAAACATTACAGCGACGGGCCGGTGGATGTCTGGGACGAGCAGTACGGCGTCGAGACGGACGATCAGCGGTCTGCGCTGCTGGGGGCGAACGCGCAGATTCTCTACAGCTTTTTCTGCGAGCAGGTGAGCCTGCAGGCGAGCGAGTGTTATTACGCCGGGCAGGTGGAGGATCTGACGGCCAATCTCGCCGAGCATGTTGAGAAAATTCAGCAGTTGGAAAAGCAGATCAGTGAATGGCGGCGTGCCACTTGTGCCAACGAGCCCAAAAACGCCTGCTCGCACGGCGAGATAAGAGACATCTTCCGCGAACATCTTGCGGAAAATTTGAAAGTCGAGATACCTACCGACAAACCCATAGAGCAGTGGATCCGAGGCGAGTTTATCCGGCGTGAGAACAGGATCGCGGAGATGAGCGAGAGAATTACGCAGGAGCGGGGGCGGGCGACGAAATTCGAACGGAAGATGAACGAGGTCAGGGCCGAACTGGCGGATGCGCAGGTCGAGATCATGGAGCTCAAGGGCAGGCGTACGGAGCCGACGGCTCGCGGGAGCGGCGGCAAGACCGAGAAGCCCAAAAAGATCGGGCGGCCGAGGAAGGGTAATCTCGACGCGAGGTTTATGAAGATACCGGCGACTGCATCTTCGCAGGTGCCTGCGGCGTTCGGTGATGCGGTCCGAACGAGCGGCCGGGGCAGCTCGGTTTATCGCGGGGCGTGTTATTACAAGCTCAAGGGCTGCTGGCGGGCTCAGCTTTGGGTTGAAGACAATGTTAAGACGCTGGGGCAGTATGAGATCGAGGAAGAGGCGGCTGCGGCGGTGCAGCGGGAATTGAGTAACGAACGGCTGGCGGTGGAGATGGAAGAGTTTGCACAACGCAAGAAGGCGGCGTTTCTGAAGGGCCGGCTGGATCAGTTCTACGCGATCGAGACGGGTTTGAAAGAGTCGCTCGGGCAGTGGATGTGCGGCGGGTGCGGGCACAACTACGAAGGCAGCAGGCCGGAGAAGTGCGTGAAGTGCAACGGCAGCAGTTTTGAGGCGGTGTAGTTTTTTTAATCCAGAAAAAGATGGTAAAGCCCAAACCGAAAACTGAAGATACGCCCTTGCGGTGGCCCGAACCTTTGCCGATGCAGGCGGATGAGCTGGCGGTGCTGCGTCCGCCCGAGCGGGTGACGATGGATGTTTGGGCGGAGCAGAACTATGTGCTCAGCGCAAAGACCGCCGAACGGCACGGCCCGTGGAGCAACGACATGGTGCCGTTTCTGGTGGAGCCGATGCGGAGGCTGTCGGACCCGGCCGTGCGGCAGGTGACCGCGATGGCGTGCAGCCAGGCGGGCAAGACGGAGCTGGCGAACATCTTTATCGGCTACACGATCGAGATGAACCCAGCGCCTACGCTGATCGTGATGCCGACCGAGGCGACCGTGCAGCGGCGTGTGAATACGCGGCTGCGGCCGATGTTCGAGGCGTGCCCGCAGCTTTTGCGGCATATCGGCGGCGACATCGAGAAGCTGAACGTCGGCAAGGAAACGATGCTCGACAACATGATACTGTACCTGGGCTGGGCGGGCTCTGCGATCGCGCTGGCGGACATCCCGGTGTGCAACGTGATATTTGATGAGCCGGGCAAATATCCCGACGGCAGCGGCAAAGAGGCGGACCCGATAAGCCTGGGCAAGAAGCGGCAAAGGACGTTCTCGACGCGGTCGAAGACGCTGGCGATCTCTACGCCGGTGCTGAAAAACGACCACATACACCGTGAGTTCGAGGCGGGCGACAAGCGGGAGTACTGGATAAAGTGTCAGCACTGCGGCGACTACCACCCGCCGAAGTGGAAGAACGTATTTCTGGAAAAAGACGAGAACGGCAGGCTGCTCGATCCGGAGACTTACCGCGCGGGCGGGCACAGCTGGTACGCGTGCCCGGAGTGCGGGGCGAAGTGGAGCGAGATCGAACGCTGGAAGGCCGTGCTGGCCGGCGTGTGGTGCCCGGAGGGGTGCACGGTGGACGGCGACGGCGTGGTACGCGGCGAGATACCGGTGACCACGCATCACAGCTACCACATAAACGCGATGATGCTGCATCCATCGTTCCAGACGATCGCGGACCTGGCGGGCGACTGGGCGTACGCTCAGCAGCAGCGGCGGGCGGGCAACATAAAACCCCTGCAGGATTTTATCAATTCCGAGCTTGGCGAGCCGTTCGAGGAGCGGGAGAAGCCGACCGAGATCACGGTCTTGAAAAGCCATGTCGGCGGATATCCGCCCGCGATCGTACCCGACGGCGTGCAGATGCTGACCTGCGGCATCGACGTGCAGATCGACCATGTGTGGTACTGGCTGGCGGGGTACGGGTATCTCTCGGAGGCATGGCAGATCGAGTGCGGCAGGATCGAGACCGGCGACACCTCGCGTCTGGAGAATTTCGAGCTGGTCGCTCAACTGCTGGAATCGTCGTGGCCGTTGGCGAACTCCGCCGAGGACCGGATCGCCATTAGGAGATCCGCGATCGACGCCAGCTACCGCACCGACGTGGTGCAGGACTTTTGCCTGCGGTGCGCATCGGACGTGGTGCCGGTGATGGGCGATCATACCGTCAAGGCCAGGCTGTACCGCCGCACGCCGGTGATGGGCGGCAAGGTGCATCGGTATGACATCTGCGTGAACACGATCAAGGACAGGATATACCGGCTGATGTACGAATCGGAGTCGCCGGGGCCGGGCTTTTATCATTTTCACCGCGAGGTGAGCGAGGACACGCTCAATCAGCTCGCCTCCGAAGAGGTAAAAAACGAACGCAAGGGGCGAAAGATAATCAAGGGGTGGTTCCCAAAATACGAGGGGCGGGCGAATCACCTTTGGGATGCGGCGGTTTACGCCGATTTCGCGGGCGAGCTGGCCGGTGCGAGGACGCTTCGGGATCCGGCGAAGCCGAAAAAGCGGATAAGGCTCAGCGATCGGCAAAAACGCGGGCGCACGAAACGATTTTAGGCGGAGACGATTTTAAAAATGCTCGGACGCAAGAAAAAGGACAGGGAAGGCAAAGAGAAGAAAGGGATCGTGTGCCCGAAATGCGGGTGTGCCGATCTTCGGTACGCGGACGGGCGGCCGTGGAACGTCTTGAAGACGGTGCCGGGGGCGAACTCGATCAGGCGGCGGAGGGTGTGCCGAAACTGCGGGAAATACGTCTGGACGCGCGAAGTTATCGAGGAATAGGGGCGGAGTCTAGCGCAAAAAAACAAAAAAAATGGCCCAAACGGTATATATGTAGACCATTTTGGGGTGCGGACGCGGAAAATGCACACAAGGAGCTGGATTTTTATAAAATAGTTTTGGCTCAGTACAAGTGAATAACGGGTTTTGCCTGCGGTCGGCCAACTGCAGGCGAACGCAAGAACAGATAAGGCGGCATTTGGGTGCCCAAACACCCGAGTGCCGCCTTTTTTGTTGCCCGCAGATAAGGATCAAGAGTTGGAGAATCATGGCGGTAAGCTACCAGGCAATAATCGACAAGATCGACCAGGCGATACTCGACGGCGTTGACGGGCCGGTGAAGTTTTCACTCAGCGGCCGCAGCTTTGAATACAACAGCCTGGACGAGCTGCTCAACGCCCGCGCGAAGTACGCCAGGCTCAACGCCGGCAAGAAACGCCCGGGCGGTGTACGCATCGCCAAGACCGTGGTGGGGGGATATTAAAAACGTGCGGATACCTTTTCTGAACAATCGAAAGAAAAAGGGCAAGCGGGCCCCCGGCCGCAAAGATATGGAGCGGCAGGTCCGCCAGGCCGTGCAGCGGTATTACGAGGTGGCAGCCAGCAACGCACAGACGATCAAATCCTTTGGCACCGCCCAGGCGGGCGACCCCAACGACTGGCTCAGCGACGATGTGCAGACGCTGAGGGCACGCGCGAGCTACGAGATCCGCCACAACGGTTATGCAAAGGGCATGACGCGGACGCGGGCGAACGACCTGATCGGGACGAGGCCGAGACTGCAGTTTCGCAGCGGCAACGCCAAATTCGACGAGGCGGTCGAGCGTGAATGGGCACTGTGGGCGGGCACGAGTGACAACCCAGTGTGGGGAGTCGGCTATTGCGACGCCGAGGGCACCAAGTCGCTGAGCGATATATTAAAAATTGCCTGCGCACGCCACCAGGACGACAGCGGCGACGGCTACATCATAATGACACGCGAGAGGCGAGGACCGGGCAACTGGCGGCAGCGAGGCGACCGGGGCGTGCGGCTGCGTCTGAGGCTGGTCCATCCGGATCGGATAATGACGCCCTGGGGAGTCGACGACGACAGCGTAAAGGACGGCATCGAGTACGACGCGAACGGCCGACCCGCCTATTACTACGTGATGAAGGAACACCCCAACTCCGCGACGGCGGATCTGGTGGGCAAGTACGAAAAGATCCCGGCAAAGTACGTGCTGCACTATTTCGAATTCGAATACGCCGACCAGGCGCACGGCGAGCCGAGAATCACGCCGTCTCTGTGGACGTGGAACAAGATGCGGAGGTACACCGAGGCTGTGGTGGGCTCTGCGGAGCTGGCGGCGTGCCTGGCGGGGATCATCACCGGCGATTCCGACCCGGACGACGACGAGGTGCTCGATTGGGACACAGTGGAGATCGTCAAGAACGCACTGATGACCGTGCCCGGAGGCGGCGACATCCACCAGTTCAAGGCCGAGCAGCCCACAGGCACATACAAGGAGTTCAAGGCCGAGCTGCTCAATGAGGCGGCAAGGCCGTCGAACATGCCCTACAACGTCGCTGCGGGCAATTCCAGCGGCTACAACTACTCATCGGGGAGGCTCGACAAGCAGGAATATCAGAAGGACACCGCCAACGAACGCCACGGCGTGGAGACGAGGATCCTGGCTGCGATCGCCGCCGAATGGCTCCGCGAGGCGATGCTGATACCCGGATTTCTGCCTTCCGCCCCGCCGGAGGTGCTGCGTAACGCACGCGGCGGCTGGTACTGGGACGGTGTGGGCCACGTGGATCCGCAAAAAGAGGCGAACGCGCAGGAAACCCGCCTGCACAGGAGCAAGGTGTCAAACTTCGCGGACGAATGCGCCAAGGACGGCAAGGACTGGCAGCAGGTGATGATCCAGCGGGCGAAGGAAAAGGAATTTGCCGAGAGTCTCGGGCTCAATTACGAGCAGGCGGCGGTCGCGGATATGCCGCCGCAGAATGGCAATGATGACCAGGACGATGATGACGAGGACGAAGACGATGAGCAATAAAAATCGCAAGAAACGCCGGAGCAAGGGACGCAAGCGGGTGATCGAGCAGCTCCGCAGCGAGAACGCACAGCTCAAGAATACTCCGGACGACGAGAAGCTCGCCGAGGAGATGCAGCAGCGGAACCTGACCACGCGGCAGTTTTCGGTTCGAGCGCAGACACTGGACGAGAAGGAACGGACGGTCGAGGCGGTGATCGCCACCGAGGAGCGGGTAGTGGTGCTGGACTGGCGTCGGTGGGAGCCGATCGAGGAGATACTGCGGATGGACGGGGTGGTTCTGCCCGACAGCCGGCAGGTGCCGATGTTCGACACTCACATGCGTTGGGGCGGCACGGCGTCGGTAATGGGCAGCACACGCGACATACACGTAGAGGGCGGCAAGCTGGTCGGGACGAATCACTTTTCGAGCAGGCAGGCCAGCGAAGAGGCGTGGACGCTCGTCAGAGAGGGACATCTGACGGACAACAGCATCGGATACCGGGTGCTGGATTACGAAAAGATCGAGCCGGGCGAGACCGCGACCATCGGCGGCAGAAAATACACCGCATCGCCGAAGATGGCGCTTCGCGTGGCGACCGAGTGGGAGGTGATCGAAAACAGCATCTGCCCGATCGGAGCGGACCGCACCGCCAAGAATCGCGGTGATCAACATACAGAGCAGGACAGGAAGCCAAATCAAAAACAAAACCAAAACCATTTTCAAGTTCACAAAAAGCAGGAGAAACGAACCATGAAGTTCAATGAATGGCTGAAAGAGAGAGGGTTCGACCCGGAAACGATCAGCGAAGAGCAGCGAGCCAGCCTCGAAGAGCTCTACAAAGCTGAGCAGAGCCGGAGCGAACCGGAAACGGAACCGAAGACGAAGACGAAGAAAAAGACCGAGCCCGAGCAAGGCAGCCGGTCGGCAGGCGAGGACCCCGCGGCCATGCGCGAGGCGATCAAGGCCGAGATGGAGGCGGTTCGCGAACAAGAGCGCGCCGAGCGTGCCAGGGTCGACGAGCAGATCAGAAAGCTCGGCGAAGAGGTCGGCATCGAGCAGTCGCTGATAGACGATGCGATCCACGGCGGCAAGACCGTCGAGGGCGCACAGCGGTATTTTCTCGAAAAGATCCGCAGCGACCGACCGGAGGTAGGATCCGCACCGGCGATCATCAGCCGCGACAACACGGTCAACCGCGAGGTGATCGAGGATGCGATGCTGCTGCGTGCCGGGTACGAAGATCAGGTGGTCGAAGACAGCAACGGCGAAAAGCGTGCCGACAAGGCCGATCGCTTCCGCGATATGTCGGTGCTGGAGATCGCTCGTCAGTCGCTTCGCATGGCCGGTCAGCCGGTGCCCTACGGTACCGAAGAGGTCATTCGGGCGGCGTTCGAGATGGACATGCGGGGATTCTCGAATTACTCGCTTTCGACGATGCTCGGCAACGTCGCCAACAAGTCGCTGCTCCGCGGCTACGAGCTGGTCAAAAAGACCTGGCAGGCGTGGTGCACGACCGGCAGCGTGAGCGACTTCAAAGAAGTCACGAGAAATCGCTTCACCCTCCAGGACGGCTTCCAGGAGGTCAAGAACGGCGGCAGGATCGATCACACCACCGCGACCGAAGAGGCCGAGAAGTACAGCATCACGACCTACGCGCAGATGTTCGCGATTACCCGAAACGACATCATCAACGACGACCTGAATCAGTTCACGAAGGTCCCGATGCACATGGGTCGAGACGCCGGTCTGCTCGCGGGCAAGCTGGTCTACGCAATTCTCACCGGCAACCCGAAGATGGGCGACGGCAAGAGCCTGTTCGTCAGCGGCCACAGCAACCTCAACACCTCGACCGGCCTGACGATGGACAACCTCAAGAGCTCGATCACGACTTTTGAGAAGCAGACGGACAAGGGCAGCAGAAACATCCGCCTGAGCCCGAAGTACATCATCGTGCCGTCGGCACTGTACTGGACGGCCAAGGAGCTGCTGCAGTCGACGCTGATCGTCGCCACCGGCAGCACCGACGCGGTCAAGGGCAACAAGAACGTGGTCGCGGGCGAGGTCGAGCCGATCAAGGAACCGATCCTCAACGACGACTCGGCCACCACCTGGTATCTGGCGGCGGATCCGAGCGAGGCCGACACCGTAGAGGTCGCTTACCTCAACGGCAAGCAGACGCCTACGGTCGAAAAGTTCCCGATGACGCCGGACGTGCTGGGCGTGCAGTATCGGGCGTATCTCGACGTCGGTGCCAAGGCTCTCGACTGGCGGACGCTTCAGAAGAACACCGCGTAAACCGGTTAGCAAGATAACGCTGCGGCGGGCGGGCTGATGCTCGACCCGCGGCGGCCTTGTTTTGAGCGGATAAAACAAATTGCAAATCAGATTTTGATGGAGAATAAAAATGGAACTCGAATCGATTTTTAAACTAGGTTACGGCCGGCTCGACTACACCGCCGGCGGCGACGGCGCCACCAGCGGCCAGGTCGTGCAGGTAGCGGGCAAGGCCGGTGTCGTGACGCGTGATCTCGACGACAGCGAGGCCGGTTACGCGGACGTTGAAGGCATATTCCAGATACGTGCGGCGGCCGTAGTCGGCAATGCAGGCGACAACGCCTGGTGGGACGAAGACGGCGACCCCTACGGCGACAGCGACAACGCCGGTAAAGGCGCACTGACCACGATCGCCAGCGACGGCGATTTCTGGGTGGGCACGCTCGTCGAGGACCTTGCGGCCACAGACGGCGAGGTAAAAGTAGCTCTCAACGTCGAAACGCCCGGTCTGCCCGCGTGGACAGGCAAGACGCACGAGACCAAGGACGACGACTACACCGTCGACGCACAGGACAACGGCAAGGTGCTGCACATCGCCACCGACGCCAAGACGTTCACGCTGCCGGCGACATCCGCGGGCTTTGAGATCACGTTCGTCAACGACGGCGCTGATGCCGTCGTCGAGCTGACGGTGAGCCCGAACGCCAACGACAAGATCACCGGAGTCGACCTGGCGGGCGCAGACAACAAGGATATCGTCAACACCAAGGCGACCGCCGAACACGGCGACTTTATCACCCTGGTGGGCAACGGCGGCGACGGCTGGTACATCAAGGCGATCCGCGGCACCTGGGCACTCGAGACCTAGCAGATAGCCTCACAATAAACACACCTCGATCAGCCGGGCGGTCTTTCATGCCGGGCCGTCCGGCAGTCTTGATCGGGGTGGGAACCGAAGGCGGAGTTTACAGACGAAAAAGGAAAGGGCAAAACGATGCAGGACTCTCATTCAAATTTTCATTTTGACAAAACGCCGACCAAACACAAGCTCGCCGCCAATATCGCGGTGGCGATGCTGCTTTACGTGATCATTCTGCTGGCGATCGCCGCGGGCGGCTGCACGGACGACAAATTCGTCCATCAGACGTTCGACGAGGCGGGCAACCTCACCAGCCTGACGGAGATCACGCACTTCACCGCCGGCGGCAAGGAATACAAGGGTCTTCGCGGCCAGGCGCCCAACGGCTGGCTGATCGAGCTGGAGGGAAGCGCCAGCCAGGAAGTGGAGATCGAGACGTTTACCGCAAAGCTCATCGAATGGATGCAGGCGCAGTCAAAATGAGCCGACAGATCAGCTACATACCGCCGATAGTCGAGCTGCTCGACAACGGCAACATAAGACTGTCGCGTGGATGGCGTGTCCGCGCGGGCGACTGGAGTTTTATCGCAAGACAAGGATTCGTCAGCGACGGCAACTCCGTGCCCTGGCTGTTCCGCGGGCTCGTCCCCAAGTTCGGCCGAAACACGGTTGCAGGTATCGCCCATGACTGGCTGTATTACAGCGGTGAGATGATCAACAGCAGTGGACGTGCTGTCCAGATCAGCCAGAGACAGGCTGACATGATCAGGCTCGAATTGTGCCGGTGGTGCAGCGTGCCGTGGTGGCAGCGGCTGGTGAGCTATATCGGTCTGAGGATCGGCGGCTGGTACGCCTGGCGAAAGCACCGCAAACGAAGAGCAGGTGCCGAACGAAGAGCAGTTACCGGCCAGCGGAATCAAGCCTCTCAACCCGACAATGAAGATGGTGCCACGGGGGCCGGTCGAATTGTAAAAGAGCCAGCGGCAGGGCCGAGCCCCCGCACCAAATCGCAGGAGGATTTGTAGGCGATGAGCGACTTTGAGACACTGGTAAAGGATGCGGAGGCGAAGGCAATGACCAAGGTCGGCGGCGAGATCACCGCCACGCCGGCGGGCGGCGATGCGATCACGATCAGCTCGGCGATAGTCGGACCCGCAGACAAGGTCAGAAGCTACGACCAGCAGGGCAACCAGACGGTCGAACGCAGGAGCGTAACGATACTGCGAAGCGAATGGAACTCGCCCGCGATCGACGACACGCTGACCATCGAGGGGGCGAGCTGGCGGATCGACGACATCGACGAGCAGGACTTTTCAATCACGACCGTCACCGCGGTCAAGACGACCGACAACGCCCGACACAGCGACGGCCACTTCGTGAGGGCGGAGACGTAAAGTAAAGTTATTTTCAAAACAGAAACGAAAAATGGAGATCATGGCAGAATGCCCGACAACGAACATCAACCGGATTGCCCTCACCACGGCGAGATCAACGCGGAGATCCGAAATTTGAAGGCAAGCGACGCCAGGCAGTGGGACGTTTTGGAACGTGTGCAGAACCGGCTGCCGGTCTGGGCGACGACTTGGATCGGCGTGCTCATGGCCATCGCCGGGGCGCTGGGGACGGCGCTGCTGACATGATGAGTCCGCCGAAAACCACGCAGGAAAAACGGCTGGCCGAAGAGATCAAACGGCTCAGCAGGTGGCGGGATGAGCTGAACGAACACATTACGACGCTGGAGATGCGACTGGCGTTGCAGATAAACGAAAGAGAACACAGGCAGAACGGAGAGCAGCAGATATGACCGGAACCGAATGGAAAGAACTCAGGGCACTTACGAGCGAGGCCGACACCGGCCCGGCCGTCGATGCGATCGACTGGGATACGATGCTGGCGACCGGCAGGGTTAAGCCCGGGCACGTAAACGCATACAAGTCCGGCGGGCTGTGGTTTTTCCGCGCGTACGGCAAGGGCAGCACCGGCGATACGATCCGAATGGCGGTGTGGGCGGCAAGACAGGAAGGCGGCGACTTCGCTTTGGTGTTCGTGGCAAAGTTCACGCTGGGAGCGACGCCCGTACCAGGCATGAGCGGCTACTACTTCGCCGAGGCGGTCACGATCGAATACCAGCCGTGGCCGCGTGATGTGGTCGCTGAAAACGGCGAGCACTACGTCATGGGCACGGGAGCCACCGCAAACGCGGGTGTCGCCACCGTCGCCGTCGATTCGCTGGAAGCGGCACGCCTGATCGGGTTTATGGAAAGCGTCAGCGGAGCCACCGAGTGGGCGGCGGAATTCGCACAGGCAGTAGTATAAGAAGGGAAATAACCATGACCCAAGAAGAACTCGAACAACAAACACAGTCTTTACGCGACAGGCTTGATGCGGCTACTGATCCAGTGGAGATCAACATACTTAACAAGCTGATACCTGTTAATGAGGACCCGAACGTATACGGCTTTTATACCGATGTCGAGATCGACGGCCTGCTGCGACTTCGCAACGACTACCTGAATGAGCAGGGCCAGGCATTGTTTGATGAGCTGCTCGAAAACCCGACGATCTATCAGCCTGAAGACATCATAACTGAGATTATCGCCGAAGTGCGGTACAGGCTGACTGGTGCGAGGATTCGCGAATGATAGAACTGCTGCCAATCACGGTATTTGATACGGTCGGCGACACGTCCGATTGGACGAAAGGTGCTGGCTGGTCTGAAACCGCCGGCGGAGAATTCAAGGCCGTTGGCGATGACTCCACCGTCGGCTCCGGCGTAGCGTACATCACAATGCCAATCATTGCAGGCAGAACGTATGCGCTGACTTTTACGGTGTCATCCGTCAGCGTAGGTGCCGACGTAACGCTTGACATTGGACTGGGCGGCGGTACGCCGGTCAGTGTTGTGCCGGAACTTAACGAAGGACCCTCGCCCAAAGAGTACACCTGCTCTGTCACTGCCGGTGCGGGCAACAGCTATTTGAGTATGGAGTTGTTGAGCTCCAGCGGGCCTTTGGAGTCGACTGAGTACGTTCAGCTCTCCGCACTCTCCCTGCAAGTTGCCGACATGACCGGCGAGACTCCCTCAGAGCCCGATGCGGTGTATGTCGGTGCCAAAGGCGATGCTTCCGTCCCCGATGGCGATGGCGGGACTGCTCCGGCTCCCTGCGGTGTGTACGTTTGGGATTCGGACACTGACCACGGCGGCGAGCAGCTTGGCTATTATAACGGCGAGCGGGTGTACATTTCGCAGGACACGCACCCTGACGGGGCGGGTGGTGATCCGGTGAAGTGGTATATATATTTCAAAAGTAGTTCAAGCCTGTATATAATTGGTACTGTTGTGACTGAGGCGGGTCAACCAACTGGAGGTTGGTACACAGACGCCCTTATCGCTGATGTATATATCCCATCAACGCAGTTAACCGGCACCCTGCAAGTCTCCCGCTACAACCAGCTTGCCAAATCCACACGGCAGGTGGGGATAAAGACAGACGGCGTGAGCGGCTATGCTGTATGTGCTCAGGCAGGCAGTTGGCTCAACCAGCACAAGGACGGCAAGTTTGCGGTGGGGATAAGCACTAAGGGTTTAAGTGTATCCGCTAATTACGAGCGATACGTGTCTTCGGAGACGGCGGAATCAGTGGGGATACAGGTATTTGAAACAAATGATGGCGATGCAAACTTCTATTGGTTTTCCGACGGAAATGTCAGCAATGCCAAGTTTCAGTTTGATCGTCCGTATAACTCTGACTATTGGCATGGCTTTTGCGACGGAGCTATAGCGTATCCCTCTAACATAGCCTTAGCTGGCCCTCTGGAGGACATGGCCGCTGGCATATATATAGGCTCCACGCCTGCCTTAACAAAGGAGTCTAGGGTCAGAGCCGCATCCATCCACCTGCTCGACCTCGATGCCTGCACAATTACAGAGGCATGGCGTAACGATGTTGCGGCGATATTGGAGCGGTACAAGACCCAGCCACACACAGCGGCGGCAAAGCTGGTTGAGTATGACTCTAATATAGAGGGCATATACTACGCCTTCAACGAGACGGCAAGTCCCGCAGGCACGTACATGCACGCATACGACATACAGACGCAGACTGCACTTGAGACTGGCGGGTATGTGACTATGGTGAGTGAGGATGGGGTGAGGGCGGTTAGTTTGGGTGCCGACCCGTTCGGACGCGGGCGATATAATCTCTCTTTGCCACTGCCGCCGGTACGAGGGAGGTATGACGCGTGATCCTCACACGACCGACAATTACATACATGCTCGACGGCACTACGCTGACCGCGGCGGTGACCAGCAGCTACGATGTGCAGATGTACGTCAAGAGCGACGCCGACGCCGACTGGACGGATGCGGGGCTCGTCACCGGGCCCAGCGATGCCGACGAGCTGGTGATCGCCGACCTCGATGCGTCCAGGGTCTACGCAGCACTGGGCGTGGCCAGAAGCGACAGTCTCGCCGCGATCTCCGCACCCACCGCCGCAAAGATATTCCGCCCGGTCGCAACAGAGACCGAGGTGACCGCGACCGGGGCGTTCGGCAAGGCCGCCGCCGCCCTGCGAGATATGATCGCGGCAAGCTCCACCTTCCAAAACGACATCGGAGCCGTCGGCACCGACGAAGAAAAACAGGCTCAGGCAAAACAGTATATTCACATCGCGCTGTACGACCCGGACACCGAGTTCGAGCGTCCGTTCGTTCTGATCAGCCCGACAGACAGCGACAGATCCGAGCTCTATGCCGAGGCAGCGTACGCGGGCAGCGGGCAGCTAAAGGTCGAGTTCGAGCGGTCGATACCGACAGCGTACCAGGCCGCCGAGCAGACCGCCAACGCCGAGCTGGACTTTCACAACTTCGTCGACGGCGTGATAGACGACTGCCAAAAACTCTCCAGCGAGCCCGGCTATCTGCTCACGCGAGAATGGAACCGGATAATGCAGCCGGCACGCTACGCACATGACATCGAGGCGTATTTGACCGCGTTCCACGTGCTGTGGGGCCTGACCGATTAAAAAACGTTACAAAACGAATTGAAAGGACGATAAAAAATGTCATACACAATGCACACACTGGCAGGTGTTAAATACGACACCACGCTGATCAAGGGCATCACCGCCCAGACGTTTTCGCAGCAGCTCGTCGAGCTGCTCGAGGGCGGCAACGGCAGCGTCGACAACGGATTTTCCGCAGTGGCGGGCGCAGATCCGCAGTTGACATTTACCACCACCGCCATCAAGACCGCCCTGGCCACGCTGGGCGATATCGACGGCAAGGCGATCGCCGCCAGCAATTTTGTCATGTGGTTCCAGGCGGTAACGAACGGCGGCACACGCGAAGGCGCAACCAGCCATATCAAGGGCACCGCGGTGCAGGGTTTGATAATACCGCAGACGCTCACCCTGCCGCATCGAGGCAAGGCGACGCTGCAGTATCTGTGCATCTTCGTCAGCTCCGACGGATCCACCGCCCCGATCGCGTTCACCGGTTCGCAGTCACTGGACACCGGCGAGGGAGCCGCCGACGAGCTGTACACGCTGGGCGCATGCGAGATCAACGGCACAGCCGTCGAGGCCGTGCAGCAGGCGGTGATCGACTTCGGCATCACGCCCTGGACCGAAGGCGGCAGCGGCGACAAGTACCGCAGCTTCGCGGCCATCGGCACCCGCCAGCCGACCATCACGCTGGAAACCAGCCAGATCGGCAACATCACCTCCGACAACTGGGGCATACTCGGCGCCGCCCAGGACGAGACCGAGGGCTCCGAGAGCGTGATCAACGCGGCGGCACTGACCAACGGCGGTACGCTGGCGGGCACCAACGTATCGTTCACGGTCAACCGCGGGCGGATCCAGCTCGAACCGATCTCCGGCAGCTCCGGTCAGCGGCTGGGCACCAGCATCAAAATAACGCCGATCTACGACGGCAGCAACGACGTGATCGCCGTCGGCGGGCTGGCGTAATTGTTTAAAATAAAAAGCAGCTAAAACGGCAAAACGAAAAAGGGAAAAAGGGAAAAAGGGAAAACGATGGGACAGTTTTTATATTTTATCGCGGCGGGCGAAAAGGCAGACACGCTCTGCTCGCGACTGCGTTCGATGGCCGAGCAGGGTATCGAGATCACCAGGCGAAAATGCAAAGGGCCCGAAGGCAAAGACGGCAGCATACACACCGCCGAACCGGCCAAACGAGCGATGTACCTTGAGAACGAGCAGACGTGGATGCCCAGCGCGTGCGGCGAATTCCATGTCGGCTACTACGACGACGACCCGCCAGGGCCCGCCGACATCCAGCGGCCGGACGCGATCGGCGGCCATCCGGTCGAGATGTGCGGACAAAAATGGCTCGTGCCCGCGATACGTTTGATCGACGGAGGGTCGGCACTGCCGCAGGCGATGACGTTCGAGAACGGCCGGGTGATCGCCGAGCCGATACCGAGATACGCCGAGCTGAGCAGCCGCGTGGAAAAATTCTTCGACGAGTTCGTCGCCGCCCACTCGCCCGACAGCGACGGCGTCGTGGGCACCTGGGCGGACCCGATGGGCTCGCTTGAGCTGATAGCGGACGCGATGAGCCTGAACTATTACATCGGAGTAAACGAGCTTGCCGTGCTCAGAGCGGTGACGACGCACTCGATGAAAGAGGCGATGATGGCGATGATCGACTGGCCGACCGTCAAGAAAGCGGCGGAGGCGGAGGCTAAAAAAAAACGCACCGACGAAAACTGCGATACTGCCGATGGCGTGCCGGGCTGATACCCGGCTACCTGCCGACGTTCGCGGATGTGTACTGGTTTAACTGCGAGATGGGCTGATAAAAAATGATCGTAATGGAACTTGAAATGCGGGGCTCGCTGGAGGGCAAGAAGATGCGGTTCAAGTCCGCCACCAAGGCCGCCCTCAAGACGGTGGTCAAGAGCTGGCACAAACAGGCCCTGCCAAAACATTTCAAGTCCGGCGCAAAGCGGCGGTACGACTACGACGCCCGGCACCCGCGTTACGCACGCTACAAACGCAGAAAGGGCCTGCCGCCGTTGGTGTTCTCGGGCCGGTCGAAAAAACAGCTCACGCGAACGATCAAGGTCGTCGACTCCGGCGGCGTGGTGAAAGGAAAATTCGTCACCGACAACCGCGTGCGATACTTCTGGATGACACCGCCGGGCCATCCGAAAAAGGGCGAAGAACTGATCGCCACCAGCAAAAGCGAACAGCGGGACATGGCCGCGGCGATCACGGAGATGATCGAGGACGACCTGGAAAAAGTCAACGACAAAAAGGTGTACAAATAATGGCTGGAAAAATAGATTTCAAAATCTCGGCGGATCCCGACAAGGCCCAGGCGGACATGGCCAAGGTCATCAACAAGCAGGACAAGATGATCGAAAAGCTCAAGTCCCAGAACAAACAGACCAAACGCACCAGCAAATCCACCAAGGGGCTGACCAGGTCGATTATGGAGATAGGCGGAGGGTTCGCAGCCGGGCAGTTTGCGCTGGATAAATTTAAATCAGGGGTGGAGTTACTAAAAAACGAATATGACGATCTTATCCGCAAACAAGACGAAGCCGCAAAAGCACATATGACGGTTGCCGAATCTGCTATCGATGCGATTCGCGGTTCAATGGGTTTCGCAGATCCGCAGGCGGCGGACAAGATGATCAGCGACATCTACGCGGAGGCGGCTAAGGCCCCCAACCTTTCCAGGCGGCAGGCGGTTGGAGCTTACGAGGTTTGGACAGGTGCTGATCCGACGTTCACAAAAGAAGAGGCTTTGCAGGCGGTCAAATTCTCATCGGGCACTACTGCGGGTGCTCGCGATAATACGGTCAAACTGGCCGGTCAACTTCAGCTTCTGCTCGGCGGCGACGTAGGGGACAATTTCGATCTTGCCCAGTTTCTCAGCGAGCAGGCGGGCGAATACGATGAGCAGTTACCCGCCGCCATGCAGGGTATATTTAAAAGCGTCAAAATGGGTGCCGACCCCGAAGATATGATAGCCAGGTTAACGACCGTCGTACAGCAGAAACAGAAACCACGGGCGCTATCAACATTTGCAAATTTAATGGCGCAAGTGGATAACAAGGCCCGCATCGAACGCAAACCAGGGCAGAAGCTGACCGAAGAACAAATACTGCAAAATCAGCTTCTGGACATGAGCGTGCCCGAGAGGATGGCATGGGCCGACCAAGCCAGCAAAGATGAGCTCGTAAAAGCTTTCGGCCCGACAGTTGCGACCGTCGCTCCGATGTTCGGACCAGGCGTCGGCGAACGCGGGCGAGCGGCATTAGATAAGGCCCGGGAGGAAGACTACTATGTCCGGACATTCCAAAACATGAAAAAAAGCGAATACGGCAGTCAGGTCCTCGCCGATCAGATTGGGCAGGCGGCCGCCGAAGACATTAAGCTGGTGGACAAACGTGCTGCAGCCGCAGGGCAGGCGCGTAAAACATTCGAAAACGTTTTACGAAATACCCCGGGGATTGGCTATACTGAAAAAGAAATAGCTCAAAAACTCCTGGAAATAGAAAGCACGATGGGCGATAGGCCCATTGAGCCGTTTATACAGCAAGCCGAACTGATTAGAAGCCGCGTTTCTGATCCGACACTCGAAAAGAAACTGCCCGGTGGAACCGTGCCTGGTGTTTATTACACTAAGGAAGTTCCTAATCCCGCCTACAACCCGGAATCAGAGAAGCGATGGGAAGACGTTCTGCGATCTCTTGAAATGCAGCAACAGGCGTATCGGGAGCAAATGGAAATACAAAAGCAGCAGCTCGAAGAGACTAAAAGCCTCAAGGAAGAGACCAAAAAGCTCAACCAGAACATGGAAAACAGCAATCAAGGCGTGCCGGTGGGCGGGTCGATGGGAGGGCTGGATTAAACAATGAGCACGATCGGAACCATCACATTTTTGAGGATGACAGGCCCGCAGCTTCCCTCGCTGTCGACGGTGGTCGTTCCGTTCCAGCGGCCCGGCGTCGCCGGTGCGGGTTTTCGCAAGGAAGCCGCTAAGGCCGACGACTACGTCCTGGAGACCGTCCAGGCGGTCGGCTCGCAGGTATCGGCAAACCAGGCGGCCAACGCCTACGCCGCCTACAAGGGTCAGCTCGTCACCGTAGTCGACGACACCGGCAAGACGACCAACGCGGTGATGGTGCTCGATGCACGCGTGACGCGGGTCGCCCGCGTGGCCACCAGCATACCGGCGGGCACGGAGTACCTGGTCTACGGCAGGTGGTCTCTCAAGCCCACGGCATAGCGGGTGGTAAAAAAAAGGAATAGCGATAAACGATGGCACAGAAGAGTTATCAAAACAAACAGATACACGTCTGGATGAAGTCTCGCTGGCACGCCCAGTGGATCGCCCGCCCGGACATCGAGCCGTTGAGCAGCGAGCAGACGGTCGCCCCGAAGGTGGGCACCGCCGAGCTGAAGATCCGATACGGCGAGGGCTTTTTCGCGCACGGTCAGTCCCTGCTCAGCGGCGACTACGCAGCCAGCCACGGCGATCAGTACGTGCAGATCATCGCCGCCGACGACGCCTACGGCACCAACCGCCAAATATGGTTCACCGGCGTGATCCCCGCCGAGCAGTTCGACATCCTCGGCGAGAGCGGCGGCGTAAAGACCGCCGACCAGACCGTCAAGGCGTACTCGCTGGAATATCTGCTCGACACCCGCATGGAGAGCGGGCGGATCGAGACCGGCGGCGGCATCGCGGGCCCCGGCAGCGACCCCGTCGAGCTTGGCTATCTGCCCACGTTCAACCAGCTCGCCGTCTCGGGCGAGATGATCGGCAACCGCAGCGACAAAAAGTACGAATTCACCAGCGACGTCGAGACTTATAAAACGTACATCTTCAACGCCGCCCAGGACGACAAGTGGAGCCACTACGATGTGCTCGAATACATCGTCGGCCATTTTCAAAAGTCGCCCGGGCCGCGGATCCGCCTGTGGATGCCCGCGGCGATCAAGGAGATGCTGGCGGGCATGTACTCGATGATGGATCTTTCGTCGCTGAGCCTCCGCCAGGCGGTCAACGCGATCGTCAACCGCAGCCGCGGTCTGTGCTGGTACATCTACACCGACCTCGACGCCAACGCCTGGCTGGTGGTTCGATCGATGATCGACGAGTCGATCGAGATATCCGGCGTCACCATCCCCGGCCACGCCCTCGACGACCGCAAGAACCTCGACCTGTGGCGGCAGCAGGAAAACACCCGCGTCTCGCTCACGCTCGACCAGAGCCAGCGGTACGACCGCATCACCGTACGAGGCGCGCCGATACGCGTGTGCGGAACGTGGAACGCTGTGCGAGATGATATTGTAAAGGGCTGGCCATTCGCCGTGGAACAGGCATACGAGGATGCGGCCAAAAACACCGACGGCTACGCAGAGCTCGACGAAAAGGCAAAGGCCGAGCTCAACGACAAATTCAGGTCCGAAGACAAGTTTGCCGACGTTTTCACCAAATTCATCGTACCCAATACCTGGGACTGGACGCTCGGCGGCTACAACGCAAATCCCAAATGGATCCCGACGCTCGAGCCCGCCCCGCATATCGAGCCCGCGCAGAACGCCCCCTACTGGAACGCGAACAAGCGGTTTCACGACATGCTGCCGTTCAAAGAAGGAGTCGATTATTCGCAGGATCCGCCCGTCGACAACAACCCCGCCGGCACGATCGCCGAATACCGAAAACCGTTCGCGATTTGCGACCAGGGCGGCGGCGGTGTCTACGCCGACAAAATGAAGGTACCTGCCCAGGTGCGATCGCTGCCGAACCAGCTCGGATTCGAAGTCAAAACAAATCCCCAGTACCTCATGGCACGCGACAATTTTTCGCTGGCCGAACCGGGTCTCTGGGACAGCGACCTGGACACACACGGCACGAACTGGCAATGGATGACGATTACCGCCATGATCAGCACCGACCAGCGGTTCGAGGTCACCGACACGCTCACCGGAGCGACCGCCGAGAACCCGCGTACGCTTATCATCGAGGTCGATGACGCGGAATACTGGTGGATAGTTCCCGGCACCTATGTCGGCGTTGATGCCGATGGTGCTCCGGTCGAATACAACGGCAACTCCACGTTCCGCGACGACACGCAGCGGCTGATCGACGTATTGATGGCGGCAAAGGCGTGGTACGGCCGCAAGCGGCTCAAGGTCGAGATCCGCAACGATGTGCTGCAGCCGCAGGCACGCATCGCCCAGATGCTCGAACACGTCGACATCACCACCGACCACGACGCACCCGGCAGCGTGGTCACATCGATCAAGACCGACTACCGGTCCAGCAGGGTGCACTACCGCACCGACCACGTCGAGCTGGATTTCGAAAACATCCTGCAGCTCGGCGGCCGGTCCGGCTCGACACACCTGCCGAACCTCAAGGTGACCGCCCGCCGCATCAACGACATCGACAAACGGCTCGCCGCGACCAAGGCCGACATCGACAAACGCCCGGTACGCCAGAGCCCCCCGCCACCGCCGCCCGCCGGTGCGCCCGTACGCCGGGCGAAGGTCACCGAGGCAGCGGGCACCGGCGCCACGATCACCGCCAACCTCTACGACCTCGAAGGCAATGAGATAACCACCGGCACCGGCAGCGGAATCACCGTAAACTGCTCGCTGATCGGCGGAACCGATCTAAGCGACGTATCGCCCACGCTGGAGGCGGGCAGCATCATCTTCGTGGCACAACTCAAAAACGATACCGGCGACGCGACCTGGTACTGCGTTGACCTCTTCGGCGAAGGCGGAGGCGGAGGCGATACCACCACATGGGCGGAGGTTACTACTCAGCTCGATTACACCACGCCTCAGACCGCGTTGGGCGTTAAGCTGCTGGACAGCAGCGGCACGGCACAGGACCCGGAGATCACCATTGACAAAGTAACCAACGAGCCCGGCACGGTGCAAGATTTGCGCAACTGGATGCCGTGGTTTGTTGTCGGTCAAGCGGTGGAACTGGTCAAGCCGTCGGGCGAATCCGACTGGCATATTCCGGCGTTGATGTATGTCGGAAACAGCTCGCCTCGCACAATTGCGTGCGTAGACGAAACGGATGGTAAAATAGGCGTTGTTTGGCCGATGGTATAGGTATGAGTGAGCGGTATAAATTTGAACAATTTCCGTGGGACGAGTCAGGTGTAGAATTTGACGGCAAGGCGTATAATGATTTACGTTTTCTTGTGTTCTTGATGGTGTATGGTCGATATGCAAGAAAAGATGGTCAAAACCGCCCAACTGGAACATATTATAAAGATGTCTTGACAGGTGACCCAGCCCCAAGTTATAGTAATTATGGGATAGATATTGATAGTAAGGCAGGCGGATGGTCCTCCGACATTTTACAGTTCTCACAAGGTGTTAGTAGAGGGAAGTTTGGTTTTTTCGGAACCATGAAAGGGGTGGACAACTCTTACACCTCTCCCGATGACGAAAACCAAACACGATATGCATGGGAATATAGTGAGACGGGTACAAAGGCCTATGACGGTACGAGGGGGGATGTGTTTTATGCTTCAGATTCTTCCGTGCAATCTACCGCCGATAATGATGACTACGAAGATCCTTTCGGGCCAGGCTCGGTTATTCTTTGGTATGAAGAATCCTTTTCTCACTCTTATTCGGGCGTCACTAACGGCAAGTTGATCTTGTCGTATACCAATGAGAAATATCATCAACTCCGTCCTGGCACTCCTCTCCTTCTGTCCTCCTCCAATTCGGCGTGGAATAACCGTATAGTATGGGTGTCTGGTCGATTACAAAACGGCACGGATCTAGAGGTGTCTCTGAAAGATAATCGAAACAACTCCTTGACACCTCCGTCCATGTCGGGCTCAGTCTCTTGCGACTTCGGAGGAACATGGTGGGTTCTTCGTCAATGGAAAAATGCTGGATGGTTTATACACGATTCAACCAACCCTGAGTTAAATCCCAATCGACCTCCTGCTGGTGGTGACAGAGCTATGAATTCCACTGAATGGGGAAAGGCTGTCAATACATGTTTTTATCATCATTTCGATCGTAACGCGGACAGAATAGTATGTCGATGGGATTGGGATCACGGAGGACAAACTGTTCTCCCCACAGGCAGTGCCTATAGATTCAATCAAGAAAATCCTTCACACGCTTATTTACCACAGGACGTAGACTGGCGCGAACAGACGTATCCTCGTAAGTATTATGACACCGAACGCAACGAATGGATATTCAAAGGAGCTCCCGAGATAAATGCTAAGCATATAACTGACCCCAATACATTAGGGGCTCAACACCCTCAACTTCACAAATGGTATCAAACTGCTAGTAATGCAATATATGGTTCAGCATGGACGGATCAGTATTGGAAAGCAAGTTGGATCGGGAATACCATAACCACAGTGCATAGGTCGCCTGTAGATGCCAAAGGGGATGGCATAGAAGATAACCCAAGAGGCGATTGGGAGGACAGTGCAAAACTTTCTTCCTTGGCTATTCAAAATTGGGTAGAACTAGCTGCCGATATGTACGGATGGTCGGAGCCGGTTGATTTAAGTTATAAGTGGAACTGGCTGCAAGAACATTGGTCCGGAACGTGCATGCACGATGACAAAGATCCGAAGAGAACCTATGGACAAGTTTTTGGTTCGGACGGTTCGGACGGTTATATCTCAGGATGGGGAGCTTGGAATCCTGATAGAAACCAATACCAACAACAGTACGCAAATCTAAATGACGAGTATTGGGGCTGTCATGGCAGTGCTTTTGAATTTTTGCTTTGGAAACTAAGAGACACAACTAGTTTTCATTTTGATTTATACATAGACGATGGCGACACAGCGTGGAATCCCGAAGACCATTTGAAAGCGAATGAAGTTGTCGAGGGCGAAAATTCTTATCACGGTTGGTCCAATCCACCGGAGTACGATGAAGCTACCGTTTCTATCCGTCCAACTTTTGAATATAGTTTCGGATGTGTAAAGAATCAGCCTTGGAAAATGATTGCACACGAGCAGGTTACCGGAGTCACACCCGATCTTACCTTGCCCAGTGATACATTCGGGGATGGATCCAATACCGGAGGGGATAACTGGCCACAGCGTTGGAAAGAAGATGATAGTTCGAGCAGCGATGGAAAAACTCCTGTAAAGGATCAGTGCAGCGATGATTTTCTAACCACCACCCCTTCGATTAGTTTCGCAGCTTCAGATAGCTGGTCGGTTACGGCAGACGGTTCTAATAAGGTTAACATTTCTGAAGCAGCTATATCCAACGCACCCGAGGCGGGACATCAAATATGGGATGAAACGCCTACCGCCTATACCGTTATCAAAGCGGAGTACGCGGACGGTGGAGGAGTTGATCTGTACTTTGATAAGGACATGCCTTCGGGCTCTAACACAGTTTATTATAATTCATACATATCCAGTCGCCACGGAGCAAACTACGGAGACACAAATCAAAGAGGTTTCTGGGACAACCTGCTAAACATTTTAAGAGAATGCCATGACTTGCTCCATCTTTTGAAGTTTAAGGAAATACGAGCTAGCTTAGAGAATTGGAATTATGAATTAACCAGAATGGAGTATTGGGAGGGCTCTTCGGCTGAAGATGTGACGAATCAGTGGGAGAATTATATTCAACAAAATAGGCCCGCTGATCCTGCTGAATTCAGGGAAAAGGGTGTCAAGGACACGGGCAACTATCCCAGCACGTTTTGGATTGCAAAAGAATTTGGGTGGTCTGAAGTTGAATATTCCGATCCAAAGGAGTACTTAGGTGGCGTTACAAACCTTTGGCGAGAGCACATGTTCCGTCTTATTATAGACGAAGGCTGGCACAGCGACAGAGTCCCATTGCCGCAAAATACGGTTCGATGTCGATTAAAAATGCAAGCATCTGACAATGGGGATGTGCCTTATTACGACCAATATGATGACGATCCGCTGCCTTGCGGTTATATATCCCCCAAAGTAAACGTGGACGGCAAAACAACTGTTAGTCTTCCTATCGGCTCGGGTTATGACATTGTCTACCGGTATATTGACATGGAGCCGATGGGGGACGGGACCTATGAATATGTACGAATATACTTGGATCATCCAGTTACGGTTATTACTTGCGGGACCAATCCAGACGATGGCGTTCTATTCTCCCGTGCTCGTATCGAAGCCGATCCAAATCAAGAGTTCTTGGTTGAGTACCAATGGAATGACTATGACTTAGAAATTTGGGATAGAACCTATGAACTGCAAGATCAAAATCCGCAAGATCCTACCACTGATACTGACCCACCGCAGCCAACTGCTGGAATGTACAACACCCCTAAGATAACAGACCTGAATGCTGATTATTATAACGGTGACTATGGTTCACCTTATTCTGATCAGACTTACGAGCCCGATTGGGTTCTTGTAATGGAAAGCTACATAATGGAGGATCGTGGCAGCCCTCCGGTTAGTTATCAATACTCAGAAAAGTTTAATGATGGTCCCTCTCGTAGCTGGTCCACAACTATAAAATTTACACACCACTTCTTGGACAAAGACGATGTCCAGTACCAAATAGATAATAACAACGCCCGAAGCTGGCAGTACCAAGTAAAGGCTAAGGACACAAAAGGAAACACTGTTTCATCGAATTTCTATGACGTCGATTGGACGGACTGGGATGATGCGTACAGTCCTTAGTTCGAACTAGAGGCGCCTGAATGAAAGGCATGGAACGACGCATATACTTACAAACAGAAAGGCAGGTTATAGATCATGGCTAAAAAATACTGGTACGGCGGCGCGACCGACCACCTCGGCGAATGGGATTATGACAACGCAGCGGGCGGATACACCGGCAGCAACTGGCGGCTGGTCGCAGACGACACCGGCTGCGCCAAGCCCGCGGCGGGCGACGAGGTGTTCATCGACAACCGCGCAGCCTACAACGACACCGACGGCAGGTACCAGGACATCGACACCAACATCGACGCGACCGGCACCGGCACTCCCGACCTGGCAGCGGTGACGATCTCCGCCGACTACGACGGCAACATCGGAGCCGACGGCTCGTACCTAGAGCTCGAGTGCAGCGGCGACGCGGTCATCGAGGGCGAAGGCAGCGTCTATCTAAAGGTCTCGGCTGGCACCGGCGTCAACGCCGACGTCGACAGGCTCGTCGTCAATAAGGCACAGGGCACGCTCTATCTCTCCGGTGCGGAGAACGACGGCTCAAACGTCGCCAAATTCGCCGAGATACTCGCGATCTCGGGCACCCTCAGCATCGCCGACAGCACAGCGGTCGACAAACTCACCAGCTTCGAGGCGGCGACCATCTCGGCGGGCAGCGGCTGCAAAGACGTTCTCAACGGCACACTTGCCGACCTGATCATCGTCGGCGGCACCGTCACCTGGAACTCGCCCATCGACACCGTCGACATCTTCGGCGGGATGCTGCGCTGGGGATCCGACGGCGACACCGCCACCGGCCTTGACTGCAACCTCGCCAATATCTACCCGGCGGGCAGGCTGATATGGCAGACCGCGGACACGGACGTGAGCATCCTCAAAAAGTTCGTCTGCTGCGGCGGCACCCTCGACGCTCAGCAGCCGACCAACAGCCAGTATCGCAAGCAGATCGGCAGCGGTGCATCCGAGGTCTCCGAGGCGTGGTACAATTCCAACCTCCGCCTTGCCGCCCGCACGCTGTCGCTGGCAAGCGGATCGAGCATCAAAAACTACGGAGCACGCATCACCGCCCCGGCGGGCGATTCGATCAGCTTCTGAACCGGCTGAAGCACTAAAAAGAGCCCACCACTTTGCCCCCGCCCGGCGGCAGGCCGACACAACGGCCCCGCCGGGCACTTTTTTTGCCCTTTTGAAAAATTACTGCAAAAACGCAGTATTTCCTTTTGACTTACTGCGAATATGCAGTATACTATTTAATAGAGTTGGTGATAACAAGTTAATAATCAAAAAAACGAAAGGGCAAAACGATGACGACTTATGAAACACTCACAAAAGCACGCGAAGCAGCAAAAACCATTGACGGGGCAAGAATGGTAATCGAGATAGATCACGCCGCCGAAGGCAGATGCTACATCGTCACAAAGTGCAACCTCAAGATGCTCCGCAACGCACTGAGCCGCAAGCCGATGGCCGAGATCGACCGTGTTGTCGACGAGCACTGCATCACAGAGCCGACTGAGCCGAGCGAAACCGAAAAGCTGCTCGCAAAAAGGGCGAGCCTGGTATCTCGCAGCTACAGCAGTGCACACCCCGCATCAGCCGCCTACGCTGCCGCAATGCAGGCAGCAAAGGACCTTGAGGCATTCGACGCCGATAACCCCGAGATAGCAGCACAGGCAAAGCAGCAGGCCGCAGAAGCCGCAGCCGACCGCCAGGCACGCATCGAGAGCAGTGATCGCTGCCGTCGCATCCGCAATCTGGCAGACTAACCAACCAACCGCCCCGCCTCGGCGGGGCATGCTTAAAACCCCAAAAACAGGAGGTAGCAAAATGAAACTTGAATACAGATATGGCCAGCAATGTCAAGGCAGAAACCAGCGTACAGTTGCAGAAATCGAAAGCGACGACCTCGGCGAGATAGCCGACTGGCTGCAAGAGCAATTCGAGGAATATAGCGACAACAACGTAATCAGGCCGTGGGAATCTTTGCAAGACCCTGATTTACAAGACACGCTCGCGGAATACAACGAGGACATGCGGACACGGCTGACCGTTGCATTGACTGATTCGCCCGTGCCTGTTTACGAAATTTGGCACGACGGCATCGCGTATTATTACCGATATTATTGCAAAGCTAGCCTTATCTTGATGATGTATGAGCACTCGCCCGACGATTATGATTTAGTCGGGGATGATTCAGATGTTTACAATTTGGCGAAACTTTACGACGCACTCGCTCGCTACTATTGGGGTGAAAATGAGTATGAGCAAGAGCACTTGGATATCATAAATCGCAACAGGGATAAAGTTTTAAAGCTGGCTGACCCGGGCGGCGACGAAGTCGCAATGGGTGCGAATGCGTGGCAAGAGTGCATTGAGGAGGGCAATTAACATGACAACCGACAAACCAATGGGCAGCAGTTACGGACGCGAGCGAGGCGATTTGAGCGGCGCGGTATACATCGACCAGTTACGCAAATATGACCAGACCATCTGGTACGACACCCGCGATGAGGAGTTTGTCAAGTATGCGGAGAAGGCGGCGACCTGGCCGGAATTTATCGAGATATGCAACCGCCATAACCGCAATCTGACCATCTCGCCGAACCTGACTTACATGCTCTCTCGCAGTCAAACGCAGTTTCGGCAGATCGTCAAAGACGCGATGGCCGAGCAGGATTTAAAACCCTGGCAGCTCGAAAAGCTCACCGGCGTGCCCGACAGCACGATCTACCGGTTTTTGCAGGGCGCATCGCTGGGCAGCGACAAACTGCAGTTGATCCTGGAGGCGCTCGGCCTCAGCATCAGATAGCCGATCAGGTAACGCCCTTGGCGTTATCATCAACTCGGGGCACGTCCGCGGTGGGCGTGCCCTTTTTTAAAAATTTTCTTCATCCCCCGCAAACTCCACGTCGCCCGGCTCCAGCTCCTCGCCGGTGCGTATCTTCGCCTTGATCTTGAAAAAGCTGTTGGGCGTCAGCCTTACCGCCAGGAACACACCGACGTCGCCGATGTCCTGGTACGGTATGCTTGTCGAGTCCTTGTACGCCTCCATCTGCTCGCCGATGTGATCGCTGAGTCTGATTGTCCTGCGTGTTCGTGCCATGGCGGCAGATAATACCAGATATTTGGCGTATGCAAAAGACAGCAATTGACAGATTTTGACAGCAAAACACAGCACACCGCCCGCAAATCGGTAATGTTAACCACTTTGCGGGCCGATAATTCCTGTGCAAGGGAGGTTTCAACCGCCAGTTGTTATCGATTTTGCGAGGTGACCATGGACAAGCGATCAAGCGTTAGCGCTGTATCTGCGCCCAGACGAACAGACGAACGAACCGCCCGTGATCTGGACTTTGCCCGCGAACGGCTGTTGAAAAATATCCAGGAAAGACTCCGCGAAAAAGATACCCTTTACCTGATCGCCCTGCACGACTGGCTGAGCGACTAATCCCCCGCAGCGGAGACAGACAACGGAGGCACCAGCGATTCGGGCAGAGGCTCCGTTTCAGGGTATCCGGGCACTTTGTCATCCCAGACGGAAACGACGCCGTCATAGGCTGTTTCGATGCTCTCGGCCAGGCTTTCATCAGCCGATTCACTAGCGGTATAAACAGACATCAACCATACATTGCTATTGTTAAGTAACTTCACAATGTCTGATTGCTTTTTTGCTTCCCAAAATGCTGCTGTTTGCAGGTTTCCCGCAACCATCGATAAATTATTGTCAAAGTGAGAGCCCCCCCAATTGGTGACTTCTTGTTCCAACTCATCTATTTTCGGTTCTAAAATACTAAACAATCCAATACAAAGTCTTGCTGCGTTTTTCGTCTCCGGCCTGCTCATCATATCTTTGACGTGGTCAATTGGATCGTCGTCGGTCGGCTTAAAATACTCGCAGACTGAATTCCGTAAACGCGCAAATGATTCTATACGCCCTGCAAATCTCCCCAACTCCCATGTTTTCTCGACTAAAATATCCTGCTTCGCTTCAAGCCGGGTGTTCGCTCGCCTGAGCTTGTCCAGTTTGACAGCCGTCTTATCCGCATCAGCCATCCTTGCACCAATCTCGCTCTGCGTTGTCCTGGTGGTCAGCACACCGCCCAAAAATCCGCCCAAAGAGCACAACATTCCCATGATCACAAACCAGATAATCATTGCCGAACGATTCATTTTCGCCTCCTGAAGAATATTTTTAAGCAGGTAAACTATAAAAATATACCCCGAAAAGCACGCCCCCGCAAGCGGTCAACCGACCTTTTCGCGGGAAATCTTCACGCCCGCCCCTTCCGCATCCTCTTGGTCGAGCTGTTCGTTCAGCATGATCAGCTCGTTTCTAATGATTCGCTGATTAGCGATCATTTCGCTGATGCGCAGTACTTTAGCCGCAATACCCGAAGATATCATGGCAAGTGCAAAAGTTCCGGTGATGACTGATATCACGCCTGCAATTGCCCCCTCTATACCACCATCCATGGTTCCAAGCCCGACAAATGCTGTGAACGTAAGGAGCATAGCTCCCTCTAGAATAAAGAGGCCCGCCATGCTGTCATTGTCAGACGGCATTTTTACGCGACGACCTTTTTGCAACCGACCATCACTTTTTGTTGATCGCTTGGTCCGGACATGCGAGGTCCCGCACCGAGGGCACGCTGCAAGATTACCGTCATTTGGGTCCGGAAAAAATCTGTAATAACAATCCAGGCATCTAATCTGTTCAGTTTGCTCCTGCTCGTCTTCGGCCTGCGGTTCAGGTTTGGTTTGCTCGGCCACCTCGAACGAGTGCCCGCACGCCTTGCACTTTACCTTTTTGCCCGCCCAGTCTTCTCCGACCTCGTAAACCTTTTGACAGTTGCCGCATCTAACCTGCATTTTCCTTTTCCTCCAGCTTTTTGAGTCGCTGCGAGACGCCCTCCTGGTCGGCGATCATCTTTGAAAATTCCTCCCTCACCTTCTCATCGCAGCTTTTAAATGCTTCCTTCAGTTCCTGCATCTGCTCTCGTTCGTTGCCGGCGGGTTTGGGTGCCAGCTTCGTCCGCAGATCGTTGAGTTTGGCCTGGTCCTCCGGCGCGAGTACCTCAAAATGCGTCTGAGCGTCCTCGACGGCCGCCACCGCCTCGCCCAGCGGCTCGGGCTCTCGCGGCTTTTCCTCCGCATCAACGCCCGAGCGGGCCAGCTCATCACGCACGATCCCCCGCACAAGCTCCTCGAAGCCCTCACTGCCCGCCGGGGCGTGCAGCAGCATCGCCTTGACGTGCTCCGGCAGCCGCATAAACAGTTCAAGCAGTACCGTCATCAACTTCCGTCTGACCAAACCGTGCTGGTCAATGTAGGCGTTGACTTGCTCGGCAAGCCCTTTTTCTATGTCTGCCCCGAAATTTTTTTCGTTTGGTCCTCGTGCCATAAGCGCATATTACACCGACACTTAACTAAGTGTAACCTCCAATCTTCTCGTACTTCCCCAGAAATTCCCGTACTTTTTACTTGCAGCCTCTTGTATTCTCCCTTAATTATAAAATCATACTCAACGAGGAGTACTTAATCAGCGATAGGAGCTGGCCGACAAAATGACAAATTCAGGTCGCAAATCAAATTTGGAACACAGATCGGCAAAAACTTCACGGCACGGTCGTCCCGACCTTTCTTCCGCCCGGACGTTCGGCGGATCCGAGAGACACACGAACACAGTCACAATCGCTTCTCACACAGCTCCCGCCGATTCCACGGCTGCCCCCTACGCAGGCGGCCCGTGCGGCAGGAGTACTCCTCGGCCCGGCGCCGGTTCCGACCGCGCCGGGTATATTTCATTATCCCAAGTAATCAATTGTATGTACTGTTCGTCGACGATGGGCTGTCCATCGCGTGACTGCCCTGTATATATTCTACCCGACAGCAGCAGGACGCGGCGGACAAAAACCGCCGGCACGGTATAAATTAAACGAGATCGCGGCGAAAGGTCCCATAAACGCCTTCGCGAGATCGAGAGTAACAAAGATTTTTTAACCGGATTTGTCAAATCCGGCGTCGAATAAGCAAATAAACGTGCTCTTTGAAATTTAAATATGCGTGGTTTGGCAGCGCGGGGTCGCATGCAATTAATTAAAATTGTTGCCCTGCGGACCGTCTGCAACGTATAATCAGTATTGAAAATTGCGTTCAGGCGGATCGCAGCCGGTCGAAAGGAGACAGCTATGTCCAAAAAAAGACTGGTAAAATTGCGATTTCGCAAAACTAAGAGCCGTCGGGGAACCGGCGGTGCGTTCTTTTTAGATTTTAATAACCCTAAAACCGGAAAGCGTGTCCGAATCTCTCTCGGCCACGGCAGCTACGAGCGGGCAAAACGCCAGCAGCTCCGCAAGGAAGTGGAGCTGGGCAGCTTTGACGCGGGCGGGTGCGAGGGCGGCAGGCAGCGGCTCAGCGACATTATGATCGTGTACCTGCAGGCGAACAAGTCGATGGCGGCGATGACGCGTGACAAGACGATCAGGGCGTTTGATTACCTGATCGAGGTGGTCGGCGACATCATGCTCGAAAAATTCGACTACTCGCACGCCGAGGCGTTTCAGAATTTTTTCGTCGCCAAGGGCTTTGCCCCGCCGACGGTCAACAGCTACTGCAAGTCGATCTCGCCGGTGTTTTCGTGGGCGATCAGGCACCAGTGGATATTTGTAAATCCGTTCGTGTCGGTCAGCGGACTTCGCGAGGCGAAAGGCTTTGTCAGGGTCTACGAGCCGGCGGAGTTTGCCGCCCTTTGGCGGGTGGTCGATTCGGATCTGTGGCGGGCGAGGATACTGGCTGCAAAGACGGCGGGCCTGCGGCGGGCGGAAGTCTTGAATCTGTGCCGAGGCGACATCGACGAGCGAAGCGGAGTGATCCGTGTTCAGCCCAAGGCGAAGACGTCGACGACGTGGCGGTGGCGGATCAAGGATCATGATGCCCGCGAGGTGCCGTTGGTGCCGGAGCTGGCCGCCCTGCTCAAAAAGCTCGGCAATGCCCTGGACGACGATCAGCCGTATCTGATGATCAGCGGGCATGTGTATCACAACAAGCTCGATGCGAGGATGCGAGGCAGGCTTTCCGATGTGGCACGTTTGTGCCCCGACTGGCAGTTCAGTGCGGAATTTTCGCAGCTTTGCAAGTCCGCGAAAATTTCAAACGCGACTTTCCATGACTTGCGGCGAACGGTGATCACCGAGTGGCTCGAGTCCGGCCTGCAGCCTCACGAGGTGATGCAGCTCGCCGGTCACAGCAGCATCGAGACGACGATGAAATATTACACGGCGACTCGAAAAACACTGCTGGAAAAGGCCAACAAGGCGTCGAGTTTCGCCCTGGCGGGAGTGGCTTAA